GTTAGTCCCCCCTTCGTAAGTGTTCCTTTTCTCAAAGTTTTTTTTGAACACGTGCGGCTGAGTGCCGCCTATTATATTTAGAACGGATCTAGTCAATCCCGACAATTTATGATAGCCCACTTTATTGTGGCACCTGGTATATGTGATATATACCGGATAGCCTTTTCAGGCTCTAAATGAATGATGGTAGTAAGCTACCAATGGGCGTAATCGCCTACCCCCCCCCCCTCCTGACATCGTGTCCGTCCCGTCCGACGTAAAACGACATCCCTAATAGGGTGTGACTTCTGTCTAGCTAACAGAATCACATCATTTCTAAGAGTTTATTCTCTTCTTTTTCGACTTCGGTTGCCTTACAAGCAACTACATCATCTAAAATTTTAAGTTACCAGCACAACATCAACTTAAAATTTCTTTATAGTTAACGCACTGCAAAGTGTGATCACCGAACGTTCATAATTAGTCATTGAAAATATGCGATGCAGTATCGCAGACTATCAATGACAAGTTATTTCTAAGCATTAATTTGCTCACTATTACAATGAAGAGGCAAGCCGAAAGCTTGTCCAAAAATACTCAAAAACAATACCAATATTATAAATGGGAGTGATTCTCCCATAAAGCCAACCATTTGTCACTCCAAAGACTGAATTAATTTCAGGTCGAGTGGGGATAGGGTAACTTTCCTTCTAGTAACGTATTTGATACTATTTTTAACTTAGCATGTATGTTAACCAAACATGCCGATCTCGCATCGTGAAAGCGGCTGCAGGGGGGTTCTGTTCCAAGCTCTTTAGTGAAAAACACTTTAGAGACGAAACGCCCTGACTAGCCAGAGAACATTTTGCATCATGCAACCACACACTGCTGTGAATAAACATGACGGTACGAACCAGTTGAAATTTAATCAATCCAACCAATCTAAAACCATCTCCTCGAAAAGAGGTAAAACAACGTCGCCAATCAAAGAGATCATCCCAGGCTGTATGATCCCCTTGAGCGTGCTAAAACTCTCCGATACTCGTGGTACCTTTACTGGGTACAAGTATGACTTAGTCAAAGTAGGTGTCTATAGGTCCATAAGCAAGACCGGACGTCAAGCCTACCGAGAAAGGGTGTGTGAAATGAGCGAAGCCCATAAAGCTTTACTTTTGCAATTACCGGATTTATCTAGTAGTTCAATTAGTATTTCACATGCTAGCAATGTGGTGTATTACAGTGATTTCTTTCCATATAGGGAAGAAATAATTGGAGAATACACTAAACCCCTTCCAACTACTCCTCGACGTAAAGTAGTGAAACCATCAGTTCAATTGGCAGCTGAGCGAAAATACAGAGTTTCTGTAGATTTCGCGGTGCCTTTACGAGCTGAGAAGACTCTTCCACGTTTAGTTAAAAAGATTCGCCGTATGATGTCAAAAGGTAGATTACACGCTTTATCGCGTTTGGTCGACCTTAATGATGGTTCATACTGGATGAATGCTTTTCCTAGATGTGAAAAAGCAACAGTCTTTGAGTTTTTGATGTATCCCTCTGCTGTGAACCAACTGTACACAGAAATGAATGCACCATTTCAAAGCAAAGGTGTTGATCCCACCCGTCCACAGGATCCTCCTGTTAAGTCAGGTGAAGGCGGCGCGCGAAGGCGCCGCTCCCCAGCCCCATGCAGTGGAGCTGTCCCCCCTCCCCCTAAGTTGGAAAGGCAAGTAGCTGGGGAACATATTCAAGCTAGTGAAAATGCTAGTGTTGGATCAACTAAACCACTGTTAAATACTGTGGATGAGTTCAACGCTTATCTGCGTGGTGCTGCACCATCCCGTGAAGAAGTAGATGACTTTATCATGTTACTCCAGGGTGTTGCACCTTCCCGTATAGAAGCGGGAGCTTATCGAGGAAAAATATTCCTGCCTACAGAGGCTTGGATTATGTCCATTACAGAACCCGGTGGGTTTCTTGAGATTATGACGAACATCGTCGCGTTGTCGACTGATATTTCACCGAATACCTCTACTTGGAACTTAGTAATATTTCAAACTATTAAGGCTATTTTCTTTAAGCTTCGATTACACAAAGATGCACTTCCTTTGGCAGGGATACAAGCTATTATTTCGCAGTATACTAGCTTAATAGGTATGCCAGAACCCGCCAACAGTTCCCATATCCCTAATTCTAGTAGGGAATGGATATGGCAAGGAATTACTGATGACGTTAAAAGTTCCATTGGTCTTCTAAGACATTCACCATTGTCCAAGAAGGTTATAGCTCTGATTAGCGCCACGGTTTCTTCAGCAATTTTTGGAGAGAATACTCTACTGCATTCTGACTTCATTAAGGTGGTTTGGGGCAGACTTTGTTCTGCTACAAACGCTCTTCTTGATCCTATTGAAATAGTCACGGATTTGATGTCCTTTTTGTTCGAAAGAATCAAAAAGTACCAACAAACCGGTGTTATCGCAGATTTATTTGGATTACCTAAGGAAACCCAAGCACTCTACGATACTGAAGAAGTAATGCGTGAAATGCAACAGTTGAGACGTGGTGAAGAAATTATGAGTGGTATGACACCTCATGAATTGATTTCTAAGTCTGAACGCGTACAATTAAAGTACTTACTTTTGAAGGTTCCTCTAGTTTCTTCCAAACTGGTTGAGTTAAACGAAGCTACAAATCACTTTAGAGATTCTATCAATTTCACTCGTTTGGCGCCTTTGGGATTAATTTTGACGGGTCCTTCGGGCACGGGCAAAACCCATATGTTACAGATGGTAGCTGAGTGTCTGTCACATAAACATGAACTAGACCCAGAAATTCCCATTTCTTACACTTGGTTGGAAGAAAAGTTTCAAAAGTTGCCTGCAGTTGTCAAGATGATTGTACTCAACGATTATTTTTCCACTAAAGCTGAGTACTGTGAAACAGATCCTTTGTCGCTCATCCAACGTATGATAGACACGGCTCCTCTTTCGGCAGAAGGCGCTAGTTTGTCTGAGAAACGTAATTCCTACATTCAGCCTGATATTGTAGGGATTTCAACAAACGCTTCCACATACACTCTATCTACCGCATCTTCAGGTGCTAACAAATTGGATAGGAGGGTTACTATAATTGCTAGTGATTTTACAGAAGTGTGTAGAGTTGACGCTGCAGCTGTAGGTATGACACCAGCAGATTTCTACAAAGTCAATGCTATGTCTCGTAATGATTTAGTTTCTTACACTATTGGAAAGATGTGCAACACAGATGGAACAGAACTGGTTTTAAAACCAGTTGGAAAGACTCTGGTATACACCAACCCTAATGATGTGTTAGCATGGATTATGCAAATGGAGAATGCGCGAGGCAAAGTGGTGAGACCACATGTGGAGTTTTGTGAAGGGTGCAGAATGCCTAAATCTGACATTTGCTTATGCAAAACATTGAGCGCACCGTCTGTCTCTTCAGCAGGCTGTGTTCCGGTTAGTTCCAAACTTAAGGCTAGAAGTTTGCGAGTAACTAGTGGTGTTCCCACTCTTTCTTTTTCCTTACCAAATCTTGCTCCAGTTGAAGCACCTACTTCATATGAGGAGGAAAGATTTGTTTCCCCTCTGACCGACTCTGATCAAGATCTTATGCGATTTGAAAGGGACTTCGAATCGGTTTCTGAAGAAGAAGAATTAGAGCTACAAGGTCAAAGCGTATCAGTGACGCATCGAGTGGACAGAGATATAACGGACCTGTTGGCTAGTTTTCGTGATGATTTTTCCTCCCTAGCAGCCCACAGTCGTTTAACTTTCCAAGAAGCTATGAACCTTATCTCAAATAAGGTAGTTCCTGAAACAGCTGCCTTACGTGAAACTTTAGAGACTGCACATTATAAACTAGGTGTTTCTTTATTCATAGCTGTCACCGGAGCCTCGGTTACGGTTTTGGCCATGTTGGCTATGTTGAGAAAACTGATCCCTCAAGGCTTGGTTGCCTCAACTCCTAGTGTCAAAGAAGAACATGCCTATGTTAAACCCACCGTAACTGGTGATGCTCCCTGGATGGGAAGTTTCTCCGGAGATCCTACGTTTGAAGTAGGTTACGCGAGAGGGCACTTAGCCATGCATGGCATATTTGTTACACAAAAGATGGTCCAAATCCCTCTTCACTTTTTCTATACTGGCAACACTTGCAATATTGTTGACCAAAGATTTTATATTAGGAATAATGGGATTGAATACCCTATTCAATTTTCTGAAGAATTTTTGGTGAGAGGCAAATCCACGGAAGAATGTTACTACTATGTTCATGCTTCTGTTGGTAATATGTCTGCTTGTTATTCTAAGATGTTTAAAAAATCCACGGCACCATCGACTACATGTCGTTTAGGGGCCAAGTACCCTTATATGGCTGTTGATAGTGCGTTACAGTATGATCCAGTCACCGTAGGTGGCGATTGTGGATTGCCGCTAATGGATCGAGAAGGATCCGTGTATGGAATCCATGTTGCCCTCATTAAGCGAAATTTTGGCGGAAATCGCAGTGTTTCTATACCAGTGTGTAAAGAAAGTTGTGATATCGCCATTGCGGAATTTAAACGACGTGAAATACACATTGATCACTATGGGAACTCAGCTCCGAGAGATATTACTTTTCAGAGCTTGAAACCTGGACTTCATCCACAATCAGATGCTTGGCATTGTGCTCAAACTGAAAACATGAACCCGTTGCTATCGGGACATGTTCCTATTGGTCATTTTGCGAGTATGGATCGTGTGACTATGTCTGTACGTCCTACTAAGTTACATGATACGTTTGGTCCTAAGTGTAAGCATAGTTATGCCGCCCCTTGGACTGGGCATGCGAGATTACAACCAGATGGGACGTATTCCAGTCAGGTAACTAAGAGGTTTTTATCTGGTCAGTTGTATGTCTCGTATGATCATAATGTCATGTTGAAAGCTATGGATGATTACATTGATGGCTTGCCACCCGCGTCAGGTATAGTACCACTTACTACATATGACGCCATTTGTGGATCAGCTATGAATGGGATGATCAATGGTACTGATATAGATAAGTCTATAGGTGTGACTTTAAGATCGTTGGGATTAAATAAAAATCAAGTTTTTAAACCAGGTGCTAAGGAAGGTGATTACATCATTCATCCTGAAGCACTGAAACTTTTAGCAGAGGCGGAAGCTGAAGTTAGAGGAGGTTTACTTAACCCTATCGTTGTTAAGGGAACCCCTAAAGATGAACCTTTGGCTCAATCAAAGGTCGATCAAGGAATGAACCGTAATTTTTATGTAGCCGATAGGCATATTAATTGGTTAGGTCGCAAGTTTATTTTGCCTATTCTTAGTTATTTAGCCGAACACCCTTTAGATTCACATTGTGTGGTAACCATGAATGCCGGTTGTTCTGACTTCAAGAAATTGGGAGAATATCTATGCCAATTTGGCATAGACAATATCTATGACGAGGATCAAGCAGCTTTTGATATGAATCATGGTTGGATAGCCGCCTATGTCGGATTGTGCATGAAGAAAATTGCCTTGAAGATTGGTTATACTGAAGAAGATGGCGAAATAGTGCGTCGCATTGTAGCCAAAAATGGGCGTAGTTTTCTTATATCTGAGGGCAATGTCTTCCTTGTGGATAGATGTTTGTGGTCTGGTCTAAGTTACACTATTTTCTTCAACTGTTTAGTAGTTGTGCTTAATCATGCTTATTTGTCACGGAAAATGGCTAAAGAAAATTATCGCAGGATTATGACTTTAGCAGCTACAGGTGATGATGCAGCTGTTGGGTGCAATGATAACAGAATTAATGGCATAGTGATAGCTGAAGAGTTCACTAAGTTGGGGTATGTCACTACGGCTGGTGACAAGTCAGCCATCATTACTAAGAAAAATTTGCATGAGATTAGTTATCTCAAAAGGGTTTGGACTTCCGATATGAAAGGTGCATTAGCACCTGAATCTATTTATAGGTCCCTTGCTTATGTATCTGGTGTCTCTTCAGCTGATGAAGAAAAGAGGAATCGTGCTACAGCCATGAGCGCACTGCGTGAATGGTTCCTTCATGGTGAGGAAGTGTACAACAGAGAAGCTGACATAATTGTTGGCGTTGTAGATATTCCTCGCCCTACGTATGAGGAATTGCAAGTAGAATATGACACCAACGAATTTAAAACGTGGGTCGTTATGGAAAGCAAACCCCATACAAAATACTCGCCACCTGGTTGTTTCGGCATTGTAGAAACACCCTTAATCTCTTATGATCACTCATTGTCTGATGCGGACAAAGAGAAGCTTAGAGATTATGATTTAGTCCTACAGGGGCAAGCATCACCAAACGACGATTCCAAGATGGTTGCGGAATCTGTCAAACCTAATTACCATACTGACACAACAACAACAACAACACAATTATCTCTTAACACTACTGAAACTTATTCACCTAGTGTAGAGCATGATTTAACAATGAACTTCGCCGTGACGGAAGACGAAGTTCTAGTAGAATCTAAAGCTACTTCAATTTTTCCTCGATGTTCTACCAAATATGCGGATTTAGCCAATTTTTTGGCTCGCCCACGTCTAACATGGCGTAAACCCATTAATGGTAATGCAGAAACAGAGATTTTTGGCAGATGGGCATCTATTCCTGAAGTAGCTCCGGTTCTATCCAATTATACCTTGTTTAGAGGAGGACCTACTGTAAAATTTGTTTATACAGGCAGTTCTCAACTTTTGGGTTTATACCGTGTTTACTTTTGGCCTAAAGCAGCAATGCGATCAGGAATTTACAATCCCGGACCTTTTGATGCTTATGATTTGGCTCCACAAAGTATTAATCACAATTTCGCCTTCTCACATCAACTTCCTCATTTAGATTTTGATTTATCAGAATCTGTCACCAAAGAAATTCAATTACCGTTTCCTTATTATGAGAATTACATGAAGATGACTGATGATGATTGGATTATGTACGGAACCCCTATCAATATGCCTCTTATGGCAGCAGGAACAACACCACCGGTACTATATATCGATGTTTATGTGTCTTACAAAGACATCGAATTAGCCGTCATCGTTCCACAAGGATTGGAGGCACCAAAGAATGTTTTATCTAATGGATTGAATTACGCTTCATTACTGGCAGCTCGCTTACCTGTATACTGGTCGCCTTGGCTAGCTGCCGGGTTGAGTATGGCAGGAAATCTAGCCAAATTCATGGGATATTCCAGACCTTTAGTAGAACCGCAAGATGCTATGGTGGCACGTACTGGCACAACTCTTGGCGTGGCTTCTGGAGCTCCTAGCTTTAGCATGCCTCTGGCTTTAGATCCGTCTGTGACCAGAAATGCTGATTCTAAATTACTCCCAATGTTTAATGAAGATGATACCAAACCACTATCCATAGCCAGGAAGTGGGGAATGATAGCTAAGGGAATAACCTTACCCTATGATTCTGAAGCTGACCCCATGGCTGTGGAGTCGATCAGTAATCGAATTTTGACAACACCTTTATGGTTTGTATCGTCAGTATTTGAATACTGGACAGGTGATTTAGAAATCTGTATGGAAGTGATGTCAAGTCCGCTGATTCGTTGGCGTCTTGGTATTATGATCATACCTCCCGGACAACCTGTACCTGGTACGTTTGATGATCAAGGAGGATATTTGACTGAAGTAGTAGAAGTCATTGGTTCAACTTGTCATGAATTTACTATTCCCTATTTGCATAGAAACAATTTCCGCGACGTAACTCTGTTAGGTCCAGGAGATGGTACTTTCTTTGCAATATACGCGCTCACAGACGCATTGGGACCTTCTGTAACCCCTGTCTTACCGTACATTAATTTGTATATGAGGGCAGGACCGTCGTACTCATTAGGGTTACCGTCTCTTGCAAATGTAGATGGCTTATATCCCGGTGAGACAGTTGAGCTCCAAGGATTGGGAGTGCCTTCTGAAGCCACCTTTGGTGAGGTAGTTGATGATATCACTCTTTTGACACGAAGACCCACGGTGGGAGCACTATTTAGTGCGAACCATTCTCAATGGATCTTTCCTGTCAATCCTTATGCCGTAGCCCAATTTGATAGCCTACCATCTGGTTTTACTTCATATGAAAACCATTGGACGTATCTTTCATATCTATCTTTGCCATATTTTGGTGTTATGGGTGGAGTAGAGGTGAAAGTGGTAACAGGCGACGATACCCTTGTTGCCATGGTGGGCAACTCCCGACAAGTGATTGAGTGTACTGCATCGACAGCAGGCCCAATCAACCCCTCACGAGGAGTAGCTTTATTTAGAAATACGCAGAATAGTCTAATTGAAGTCTCCGTCCCTGATAGGAACCCTAGCCAGTTTAGGCGTCCTATCAATTACCAGTTCACGGCTTCGCAAGAAGCCGTGACTATTTATAGATACTCTACTATAACTAACCCCGTAGAAGGGGCTTTGTTATATAGCGGAAAAGATGATCTTCGCTTTAGCGGATGGTTAGCTAGTCCATCGTTATCTATATAAAAGACCGGAGC